CCCAATCAATCTCTGACATAAACCAAAGATCTTTTTTCCTCATTTCATCGCAGCAGGTAGTTTCTTGAAATAAGTCAGTTTGAAGTTCAGTAAGTATTCTTCTGTACTTAGATGCTTTTGAGTCATAAGCAACAATAAGCATTACTATTTCTTCTTTTGTAAGAAGAACCTCAACTTTGTTGTTTGCTAGTGTTGTAGTCATTTAGACCTCTGTAAGTGGTAGCCATATAATTGTAATACAATTAATTATATTTGTCAACCAATTAAATTTAGTTTATGCTTGTAAGAAACAGATTCAGTATGTCAGTAATAACAAATACAGAAATTTCTATTGATGAACTTAAAGAATACGAAAAGAATAGTAGAACTCATTCTGCTGAACAAATTAAAGCTTTATCTGCAGCAATTAAAAGATTTGGTTTTACTCAGCCAATTATCTGTGACGAGAACAAAGTTATTTTGGCAGGTCATGGCAGATTTAGGGCAGCTTTGGAATTAGGGTATTCCAAAGTGCCATGTAGAATTGTAGAATCACTTACAGAAAAAGAAAAAAAAGCATATATAATTGCTGATAATAAAATTGCTGAAATATCTGAATGGCATGAAGAAAATTTATTAGCTGAATTAAATGATCTGCAAGATTTTGATACAGACCAAGATCTTAATTCTTTATTTGATATAGACAGTTTCGTAAGAACAAAAGCACAGCAAATATCTATAGACAAAATTAAACCGCATCCTAGAAATTACAAAATTCATCCCCCAGAACAATTAGAGCATCTTCAGCAATCAATTAAAGAAAATGGTATTTATAGAAATATATTAGTTGCTAATGATTATACAATTCTTGCTGGTCATGGGATCGTTGAAGCTGCAAAATTACTGGGTTTAACTTCAGTACCAATATTGAGACTGAACCTCCCACCTAATTCCACCAAATCTATCAAGCTTCTTACCGCAGATAATGAAGTCTCACATCTAGCTGAAACTAATGCTAGAGAAATGAGTGAGCTTTTGAAAGAGTTATTAGTTGAAGATGACTTGCTGGGGACAGGTTATGACAAAGCAAAAATTGAAAATTTACTTTTAGTCAGTCGTTCAAAAGATGAAGTAGTTAAATTAGAAGATGAGCAGTGGGGTGATTTTATGGACTTTCAATCAGTAAAAGCAAATCCTAAGTTAATAGTAAACTTTGAAAATGAATCTGATCGAAATGACTTTGCTAAGTTTATTGGTGCAGAGTTGACTGACAAGACAAAATATATTTGGTGGCCTTTCAAAGAAAAAAATAAATTTGCTCACTTGAATTATGTAGTTGAAGAAGAGACTTTAATTAATGTTTCAGATGAAGTTAATGAGTGATAGCTTTTTTGATATTAAAAATCTTGAGGCTTTATACAAAAGACCTCCTGAGACTGATCCTATTGCATGGGATGACTATATAAACAATCAAAAAGATGCTGAAACTTTTAAAACAGTACCAGAAGCACCTATTCAAATAGATTTTGAATTAAACGGTAGTTGTAATATGGCTTGTCCTTTCTGTATTCATGGGATAGGAGGTGGCCGAACTGGGGAAACTATTCAGTTTGAAAAGTTTAAAGAACTTATAGATGAAGCGTCATCTATGGGTACTAAATCAATTAAATTAAACTACATTAATGAACCTCTTCTTCGAAAAGATCTTGAAGAAGCTATAGCTTATGCAAGATCAAAAGGAATTATTAATATCTACTTTGTGACTAACGGTTCTTTATTGACTGATAAAAGAATTGAAAAGTTACTTCACAGTGGAGTCACTAAAGTTTTCATAAGTATTGATGCTGCGACTGAAGAAACTTACAACAAACAAAGAAAAAATGGTCTTTATAAAACTGTTGTAAGAAATGTGAGAAAGCTTGTAGAAAGAAGAAACGAATTAGGACTAGAATTTCCAAAGGTAAGAGTAAGTTTTCTAAAAAACAAAATTAATGAACATGAGGCTGAATTATTTGAAAGGCAGTGGCAAGAAATTGTTGATGTAATTACTTTTCAGACAATGAATAAAGTTCCGGGCATAGTCACTGGGCTTACATTGTTTGAAAATGAAAAGCCAAAACCTTGTAGTTTTCCTAATAAACAGTTAGTTGTTGATAGCAGCGGTGATATTTTACCTTGCTGCAAATTATGGGGTAAAGAATTAGTAGTAGGTAACATAAAAGACATGACATTGAAAGAGGCTTGGAAGAGTAAAAAGATGCAAGATTTAAGAAAAGCTCATGCTGAAAATAATTGGGAAATGATTTCAGCCTGTAGGAATTGCCTATATAACAATGAATAAAATACTACCGAAATATCCTATCTTTATTCCTTCTCATAAAAGATCTGAAAATTGTCTGACGCCTAGATTATTTATGAAATATAAAGTTCCATTTAAACTTGTAGTTGATGAGACTGAGTATGAGAAATATGAGAAGATATTTGGAACTGAAAATATGCTACTTCTACCATTTCTAAATGATGGAACTTCAGCACCCCCTCGTTCTTGGATTACTGATTATTCTCGTCAGCAAGGTCATGCTAGGCATTGGCAAATTGATGACAATATAAAATGGTTCTGTCATTTCAACGGTAGAACTAGAATACAAATTGAACCAAATCTAGGTTTGAGATTATGCGAAGAATTTTGTGATCAGTGGAAAAATGTTGGAATATATGGACCTTATTATTCTTTTCTGTCTAATGCTCGCATCACCCCAGTTCCTTTCAGAAAAAATGTACACGTTTATTCTTGTATGTGTGTTCTCAACAGTTTGCCTTTCAATTGGAGAGGACCTTGGAATGAGGATGTAGATTTATGCTTACAGACACTAGCACACAAATATTGCACTATTGGAACTACTTTTATAACTCAAGAAAAAATGAAAACTATGAGCATGAAAGGAGGAAATAGCACAGCATATCAAAATTTAGATATAAGAGCTTTTGGATCAAGAGCACTTCAGAGAAGATGGCCAGATGTTGTTGAGCTTAAAAACAAATACGGCAGACCTCATTTTCATATAAAAAACAACTGGAGAATGTTTAAAGATATACCATTAATTAAAGATCCCAATTACAAACCAAAATCTTTTAATCTTAAATTACAAGAAAAATAAAATGAAGAGAGCAACAAAAAAAGAATTTGAATTTAGAGTAAGAAAAGTAGCTGGCTTAAAAGCTCGTAACGCTAGTCGTAGTGAAATTGTGGCTTATGGTACAAGGGAATGGGGGGTGAAACCCAGACAAGTAGATGAATATCTAAGAGAAGCAAACCAAATCATAGCAACAGATTGGGATATAGATAGAAGGCAATTTCAAGCAGAACTTTTATCACAATTAAGCACATTAGCTCAAGACGCTCGTAGAAATAATCAACCTCATGTTGCTTTAGGTTGTATAAATACAATGGCAAAGATTAGCCAAGTAATAAAATGAGTATATTAGATATTCAAGAAGGCAGAATATTAGATAATTCAGCATCAAGTGATTTAAACACAGATGAGATATTAGAAGCAATAAAATTAGATTTACATAAAGGTCAGCTTGATTTTGTAAATGATGAAGACACAGAAATAATTGGACTATCAGCAGGATATGGTGCTGGGAAAACTAGAAGTCTTTGTGCTAAAGCTGTTCAATTAGCTATAAGAAATCAAGGTTATACAGGAGCAGTAATGGAACCTACTGCTCCATTAATACGAGATATCTGGCAGAATGACTTTGAAACATTTCTTGAGTCTTACGGAATCCCATACACTTTAAGGCAGTCTCCACTTCCCGAATATTCTTTACATTTACCAGAGGGGGAAAGTAAGATTTTGTGTAGGTCGTTTGAGAACTGGTCAAGAATAATAGGTCTTAATTTGGCATGGGTACTGGCAGATGAGATTGATACAGTAGCACCTAGCATTGCAGATCGAGCATTTCCTCGTATTCTTGCAAGATTAAGAAGTGGTAATCAGCGTCAGTTTGGAGTCGCTTCAACTCCAGAAGGTTTTCGCTGGATGTATAACACTTTCGCTAGTAATGATTCAAAAAATAAAACTGACAGAAGATTAATAAAAATGAGAACTTATGACAACCCACACTTACCTGCAGACTTTATTTCAAGACTTGAAGATAATTATGAAGCAGGATTATTACAAGCTTATTTAAATGGAGAGTTCTGTAATATAACAACAGGTGTAGTCTACTCACGTTTTGATAGATCTACCCATGTCATTGAAGAAAAGCCAAATATTGAAAACGAACCACTGAGAATTGGAATTGATTTTAACATCGGAAATACAAATGCAGTAGTAGCAGTTGCTTTTGGTGATTCAATGACCGTCTTTGATGAAATTACCGCTAGTTATGACACTGATAGCTTGGCCAAAGAAATCAAAATCAGATACCCATTTAATAAAATTTATGTCTATCCTGACGCTTCAGGCGGAAACAGAAGCACAAATGCTACGAAAACCGACATCCAAATTCTTGAAAGCTACGGATTTATCAATCAATCAGCATCTTCAAACCCACCTGTAAGAGATAGAGTTAATTCTGTTCAAAGATTATTTGAAGATGGTAAAGGTAAAACTAGATTAAAAATTCATTATTCTGCAAAAAAATTAATTGAGTGTTTAGAACTGCAAAGTTATACTGAAAAGGGAGAGCCAGATAAAGAAGCTGGTTATGATCATTTGGTAGATTCACTTGGTTATATCTGCTGGAGATTATTTAATCCTCTTCATCTAGGCGCTGGTCGAAAAACTGGGGTTAGACTTTATTGAATTAAAGTTTATACTAATAACAATCAAAGGAAAAAAATGTTCTCTGGCTATAACTACAGCACAAAAAGTTCAAAAAATAATAAAGCGACTGAAATTAATGATCCAAATAATGCTTGGTTCAATCAAGAACCTCACTGGGTTTTGATTGAAGATCTATTAGGTGGTAGTTACGAAATGAGGTCAAAACATAGACGCTATTTACCTCAAGAACCTAGAGAAATTGATGAAGCTTATGATAACAGATTAGCTCGTTCTGTTTGTCCTCCTTACTATGTTCGACTTGAAAGAATGTTAGCTGGAATGCTTACAAGAAAACCTGTCAGATTAAATGACACTTCTGATAAGATTCAATTTCAGCTTTTTGATGTTGACTTACAAGGGAACGATCTGAACGTCTGGACATACGAAACTGCCCGAAAAATGATTAGGTATGGGCACGTTGGAGTTCTAGTTGATGCACCGACACAAAGTCAAAGCGGTAGACCTTACTGGGTTTCTTACACACCTAGAGATATTTTAGGTTGGAGAACTGAATTAAAAGACGGCAAATTACAATTGTCCCAGTTACGTTTATTAGAAAAAGTTTTTGAACCTGAGGGCTTGTATGGGGAAAAAGTTGTAGAACAAGTCAGATTATTAACTCCGGGCACTTTTGAAATTCATAAAAGAAATAAAAATAATCATTTTGAGAAAGTTGAAGAAGGTACTACTTCTTTTGATGAAATACCATTTTCTGTTGCATATTCAAACAGAATTAATTTATTAGAATCAAGACCTCCAATGTCTGATATTGCTGAATTAAATCTGAAAAGCTATCAAATGCTTTCAGATTTATACAATCAACTTCATATATCTGCTGTACCTATGCTTGCTTTTTATGGGTTTCCTCAGCAATCAGAAGAGATTTCAGCAGGACCGGGCGAAGCAATTGCTTTTCCTGCTGATGGAAGAGCAGAATATATTGAGCCAGAAGGTAAAAGTTATGCAGCACAGTTTCAAGCAATAGATAAAGTTGAAAGTCAAATAAATGAATTAGGACTTGCAGCAGTATTAGGTCAAAAATTATCAGCAGAAACAGCTGAAAGTAAAAGAATTGATAGAAGTCAAGGTGATTCGACAATGATGGTTGTAGCACAACAGATGCAAGATATGATAGATAACTGTTTAACTTTTCACGGTAAATTTTTAAATGCAGAAGGCGGTACTTGTTTCGTAAATAGAGACTTCTTATCACAGCGTCTTGATCCTCAAGAAATTCAAGCTTTGGCACAAGTTAGAGCTATGAATGAAATTACTCAAAAAACTTTCTTAAATCGTTTAGATGAAGGGGAAATTCTTGGTGATGACTTTAACATTGAAGAAGAGATCGAAAGCACAGAAGCAGGAGGACTGACATCAATTGCTCCACCTAGAGCAAAAGCCGAAGCTGATGAACAATCAGAATCAGATGAACCTGAAGATGAGTCTGATGAATAATGGCTCCAAACGATCAAGCTATACCTGAAGCCTTATATAGAAACGCTATAAATCTTAATAGATATAGCAACAGTGTATCTAAAAGAATTATTACTGCTTACAATGACATAATTTTAGAAACGTCAGCACAACTTGCAGCTATTGATCCAGTAACGAGTCCGGGAACCACTTTGAGACTTCGAACAATACTCGCACAACTAGAAGAAAGTTTGGGTACATGGGTTATTGATAGTAAAAATGTGACACAGCAGGAATTACAAGGCTTAGCAGTACTGCAAACTGAATTTATTCAAGATCAATTAAGAAACTTATTACCTTCTGATGCTGCCAAAAATGCTGTAAGAACAGTTGAAATAAGTCCTCAGTTTGCTGAAGCTGTAGTTACAACTGATCCTACAAGAGTAAATGTTTTTAACTTACCTCAAGATTTACAATCACAAATAACTGGGGCAAGGCCAACATTTTCATTAACTGCAAGAGACGGTGCAGTAATTACTTTGCCGAATGGTGCAACTGTTCAAAAAGCATTTAGAGGTATTGCTGAAGTTCAAACTGATTTGTATGTAAAGACAGTTCAAAATGGTTTAGCTGTTGGTCAAACTACACAGCAAATAGCTAGAAATTTAAAAGGTAGATTACAGTTTGGTCAAGAAGGAAATGTAAGACAAATTGCAGCAGCAGGAGGTCAATTAACAAAAGTTGCTAATAAGCAAGTTATGACGCTTGTTAGAACTTCAGTTAATCAAGTTAGCAATGCTGCAACACAAAAAGTTTATGAAGCGAATCAAGACATAACAGATGAGTATAGATATGTAGCAACACTTGATAGCAGAACATCTGCCATCTGTTCAAGATTAGATGGTCAGATTTTTAAGTATGGGAAAGGTCCACAGCCTCCTCAACATTTCAACTGTCGTTCAGTAACAGTAGCAGTAATAAGTGATAATTTTCTTAAAGAATTTGGCTTAACACGAGAAGATTTAAATCTAGCTCGTGTTAGGCCTAGCAAAACAGGTTTAGCACAGATAGGTAAGACTGTACCTGCAAATCAAAACTATGCTACTTGGCTTAGCAAACAAGATATAGCTTTACAAAATGAAGTATTTGGAATTAAAAGATCAGCATTATTTCGTAAAGAATTAAAGAAAGGTCGAAGCCCTACAGATGTTTTGAGACAATTTATAAGAGAAGATGGAACAGAATTAAATCTGAAAGAGCTAGAAAGAATAACAAAAAACAGTTAGACTTTGTGCAGTTATTATTTTTCTTATGCCAAAAGGAATGTCCTACGGCTCAGCAATGAAGCCAAAAACAAAAACTAAAAAGAAAAAGAAAAAGTAATGCCTAAACGCAGAGTACCTAAAGACAAAAAAACTGGGATTCCTAAAGCATATTTGAAGGGATCAAAAAACAAGGCAGCAAAAGCTGCTGAAATCAAACGTACTGCTGCATTGTATAAGGCTGGAAAATATATAGACATTAAAGCTGTTCAAAAATCACGAGTCGAACAAGATGCCTCAAAAAAAAAGAAGAAGTCCTCTAAACGAAAAAACAAAAAAAGCACTAAGAAGTAAAGCTGAAGGCACAAGATTCACCTACGGTGAACTTGCATCTGTTTACAGAAAAGGTCAAGGTGCTTATTTATCAAGTGGCAGCAGAAATGTCAGTATGGCTGCTTGGTCTATGGCTCGTGTGAATAGTTACATGAGGGGTGGACCTGCAAGAAAAGTAGATAAAGACATTTACAATTCAGCTAGAGGTAGAAGTAAAAAATGAAAAAAGTACTTAGTAAAAGACAAAAAGATGCTTTAGCAAGACATAAAAAAACACATGGTCATACAAAAAAACATATTGATGAGATGACTAAAGCAATGCTTGCAGGAAAAACTTTTACTCAAGCACATAATATTGCTATGAAGAAAAAAGGAAAATGAGTATTACATATAGAGGAGAAACATTTGAAGGTTACAACAAGCCAAAAAGAACTTCAAAACATCCAAAAAGCAGTCATGCAGTATTAGCAAAAGAAGGAAATAAAATTAAATTAATAAGATTTGGTCAGCAAGGGGTTAAAGGTAGTCCAAAAAGAAAAGGTGAGTCTGAAGAATCAAAAACAAGAAGGGCATCATTTAAAGCAAGATTTAAAAAAGACATTGAAAGAGGTCCAATGTCTGCTGCATATTGGGCAAACAAAGTGAAATGGTAGTATAATTAAATATAATATATTTAAAATTTATGGCTGAAGAACTAGAAGCAACACCACCAGTACAACCTAGTAATGATGTTGAGTTAAGAGAATTAAGAGAATCAGTAAAAAGGCTAGAACAAAAAAATGCTGAATTAATTGGAAAAATGCAAAGAAAAGAATTATTAGAAGTTCCAGATGATTATGAACAATTAAAAGAATTTAAGAGAAAATCAGAACAAGAAAAATTAGAACAAGCAGGTGAATATCAAAAAGCAAAAGATTCTTTAGAACAACAATATAGAGATAGAAGTTCTTCAGATAAACAAAGAATTGAAGAACTAGAATTAAGAAATAGAGAACTAGAATTAATCACACCATCATTACAAGCATTAACAGAAATAACACATGATCCAGAATTAGTTATTAACAATTTTGTACCTAAAGATAAACTTCAAAAAATTGATGGGAAGCCAGTTATTGTTGATGGGTATGAGCAACTACCAATACAAGATTTTGTAAAAAATAAATTAGAAAAAGAAAAACCTTACTTGCTAAAAACAACAACAATTTCTGGTTCTGGAGCACCTATCAGAAAACCTTCAGCAG